TTCCTTATATAGATTTTCTACTGTTGGAGGTGTGTCGACATTCTTATCAATCATAAAAGGTTATATCGCTTAATTTTATTTCAAATTTCAAAATACGTTGTAATAATCAAAATTTTTCATTGTGTCCACTCTAAACAAATTACAGAAAATATTATATTTCAAAATGAATTTTTGACGATTTTTTGACGGCAAATAAAAAAAGAGGGGTACCGCTATGGTACCCCTTTTATTATTAATCTAATTCAACAAGGCGTTTCAATTCGCCGTTTACAAACCACATTTCACAACGTACGTTATTATGATCTGTGAGTGTTGCGGTATATAAGCCGTCTTGTTTTGGCGTAATATCTTCCGCAAATTCATGTTTCTTGCCTTCAAATTCAAATGTTTTCATATCATATACCCTTTCATTAAATGAATTACAATATACCGTAAACCGTACGGCGCGGAGATAATTGGATCACCTACCATTTCGCAAATGTATATAAAGCACTGGCCCCTTTGAAATGCTTACCTTCAAAATGTGCTAGGCTTTGAAAGTCGCCAGCTTGATAACCAATTGTTTCGTATACCTTCCCTGTCTCCATTACAGTAACGCCACCCATAATACGATGTACTTTATTAAGGTTGATTTTATACACATCAACCTTATTTTCATCTGTATTTTCTACAACTGCGGTTCTATCGCTTTTTTCTATAGCTTCCTTTGGAACGTTAGGCGATTTATCTTTGATAGCATTTTTCGTAACTACTGCCGCATCATGTAGCGTTGGCGCTTGCGTATAATATGTTACTACCGGCTGCGCCGTTTCCTTATACGCAATAACTTCCTTCGCTACTTTAGGGGATACGTTTAACGCTTCCCCTAATTTAACCGGATTCTTAGCCGTAGTCTGATTGATAATAACCGGTTCTTGTAGTTTCTTAGTATGCATCACGTTATAAGCAAATAAGCCGGCCACTACCACCAATAGCATAAGTAATGCCACGGTGATAACTGGTGCATATCGCCTTAATAGTTGAATGATAGTATCCATAAATACCCCCCCTAAATAGGCCAGTTCAATACCAAATCAGCATCAAATTCTTTGCCTTCAATGTTTTCGGTAAATGTATATTGCCATAGATTAGCACCGTCATAATCACATTGGCTATTAAGTTGTGCGCACCAAATAGCGCAACCGCCTAACTGGCTAACGTCTAATACATTAACTAGCCAATCATAACTAGCGTATAGGCCTGTATTCACATACCCAGCTTGCCACAACTTATTAATAAAAACACTACAGATATTTGTTAATTGTTGGCCCGTTGGCATGCCACGATCTGCCTTGTAATCGTCCGCATCTTCCATATCAAACCACACGCCCATAGGCAACTTATCCACAGTTAAACCAGCATCATTGAGCGTGTTGATTACAAATTCCGCTTCACTTGCTGCGTGTTCCTCGTTCATAGCGTAGGAATAATGATATACGCCAATCGCTAATCCGGCATTAATTGCACCATTGATATTGTTATAGAACTCACTATCTAAATTACCTCGGCCATAACCGATGCGGATAATAGCGAAATCAAAGCCATTAGCCTTGACTGCGCCCCAATCAACTACGCCGTTATTTTCGCTTACATCAATACCCCTCATATTTCACCTCATAATTTAACTTTGTTTTCAATTTTGGTTTTAATTAAATCCAAAAATTTACCCATAGAAACGTTGCCACCGTCGCGGAGGTTTTCCAGTATAGACAAGAATTCGGACGAGCCTAAATATAACCATACAAGAGATACCGCAAATTGTTTCTGACCACTCATTTCGTCAAATAAAATAGCGGCCATTGTGGCCGCAACATATGTCATAACTTTTCCAACAAAACCCTTACGCATATATTTAGATGCTATGAGTTGTTTTTCAAATGCTACCGGTATTGCCCGGTATTTTTCCCATGTGGCGATTTTCTCCGGATCATATCCGAACTCATCAACCAACATTTTATAAGCGATTGCCGCCCATTTTGTGAAAAGGTCGATGAATACCAACAAAATAAACACGCCCAATATTTGAACGTGTTTTAAACCAATCACCCATATAGCCAACGCAGCAACGCTACTCAATATTGTTTTTAAGATAAAGCTAGTTGTAAGAGAATTCCAACTATCGATTAAGAAATCTAACACTATTTGCATTATTACTCCTTTATAATCCCTAAGCCATATACCCCTCTTGCTACATTGGCTTTTTGAATATTTAGTTTGTCTAACTTTTCCCTCTTTGTATCGCTAGACATGGTTTCGCTATCAATAATTTTCTTCGATGCTTTATTAATAGCCTTAAATGAATTTTGTGCATTTTTCAGTTTATTGTATAACTTAGGGTCATAGCCTTCCGGTCTCTGCCCTGTGAGTTTTAGTTCGTTATGTAGTTTTTCTTGTTCCTTAAAATCATCATATACACGTTGCACGCTATCGCTACTTTGATATGGTTTAGCAAAGAAACGGCGTATTTCCGGTAACTCCGTTACACCTTTAGTAGGGCGTTTTTCATTCGCACCACTAATAGCATCCGTTATGTCTAACCCTAATCGTGCAAGGTTGCCACCATAACCCATAATTGTATTATCTACCTTATATGGCGATACGTTGAATGTGTCGCCAATTTTACGAGCCACCATAGACGTATTAGATCCGTACTGTAGTTTATCCGGTAATTTCTCTTGGGATTGAGGGACAATATTTCTTTGTCTGAATTTAGAATAATTACTCCACCATTCCCAAATAGGAGATAGGGCCGTAGGCAGTACATCCGGCAATAATGTATCAATTGCCCTATCACCTAAACCTTTAAAGCCGGCTCCGTTTCTGCCTGTTGATTTATCGTCGAAATACTGTAACATACGTTCAAATGTAGTGCCGTATAACAACCCTAATTCAAACGGCTTAGGTATCTTTACAAATTTATCCCCAGCCGGAATATGGAAGAATGTGTCCTTTTCCCATTGTGGCAACTCTTGATATGCTGAATTATCTTTGTTTAAATACCATAATGCGATTGTAGGCAACGTGATAAACAAAGTAGATTTAATCGTCATACCTTTCGGATCATCACGCCATGCACGTACTAATTTGTCGCCGCCTTGAATGGTTGCATTAAAGAACGCTACAACTTTATTTGCAGTTTTGGTATGCGTACCGGTACGGCTGAAATCAATCGTAATATCACGGCTTGCAATAGATGCTTCACCTAGTGATTTAGGTTTTAAATTGGTTTTTGTTAAACGGCTGTATAACCCTGTATACCCTTTTCTTGCATTGCTAAATTCGCCTAAACGGGTAGCCACTTCCGTTGCTTCCGATATAGCGCGCAACACTTCCATAGGATTTCTTGCAACTTTTGACAATGTGGACTTACGAGAAAATAATTCTCTTAAATGTCCACTCAAATAGTCTCTATCAAGGCTCACCATAGCAGCATGAGCGCCACCACTTTTGATGTAATCCCAATATAACTGGTCTTTCTTTAAGAAATGTGCTAGACCTCTAAATGTATCAACCACAGGCAAAAAACCATGTTTAGAGAATACGCCAGCTGAAATAGTATCACGCAAGGCGTTTGTGATAGCAAAGCCAGCGGTAACAGTTGAACCAGCACGTAACCAACTAGCCGGATACTGCAATATTTTTGTTATAAAATTGCTTGTATCCTTGTTCATCATTTTCATTGCTTGCGCTAATTCCGGAGTTGTTTCATATACAACTTTTTTCCCTTTAACCCAAACAGAAAATGTATTGTCTGTAGATTTTGCCGGTCTATCTCCCCTAACTTCTTCAACAATAGTTCCTATCCCCGGTTTCTTCGCTAATTTGGCAAATGTAACGCCCACGTGGTTTCGTTCGATTGCATTGTAGAATTGGTATGTATTTTTTACGATACTTTCTAATGGATCAATAATATCACGTGTGCTGCCTTTGAACCGCTTAATAGGATTAGCCACGTTGACAAACCCTTTGAAACTAGAAAAGAACCCATCCATACTCTCTGCTGAGAAATCACGGAAAAACGGAACATAATTAGGATATTTATTCCGCAATAAATGATACGTTTCCGGTTTTAATATTCCGTTGTTTACAAGTTCGGCAAGCATATAATCTTGAAAACGGTGAATGTCTTTAGCAGCGCTTTTGAATGTAGGATTTTTTTCGTACTGCTTAACGGCCGCTAAATCCTCTTTTAGTGTAAATGTAGGCATCTGGCCGTTACGGTGTAGGTCTAAATCATGCAGCGCTACAAGATAGGCGCTAAAGTCTTTATGTTCTTTTTGAGGTATATCCTTAATAATATCCTCAAACGAACGAACGCCCTTTTCTGGTCTCCCACGCTTTATAAATTCTTCTGCTTTGCCTACCCAACCACGAGACAACCACGCTTGCATAAACGGATTATCTTTAAATGCTACTTTTTCACCTGTGATATGTTCCACTTCCTCAACCATTTCACGCAACGGATTGAGTTCATCAATAGCTTTTGTATAGACATCACTCGCTACACGTTTAATGGTATCTTTAATATTTCCATCTTTAGCATCCGTAATGATACGTTCAGCTTTAGAGGTTCGTTCAAAGGAAATAGAACCTTTGATACGGTCTGCGCTAGATTGGTTAAACCATTTATGAGTAACATCAGATAATTTATCAACAGCTGCATTGAGTTCCTTATCATTTTTTACGGTTTCTTTGAAATAATTATAGAAAGTAGGAAATAACTTTTTAGCTCTCGCTCTATCTCCAATGTAATCATTGAAAAATTCGGCAAATCCCTCTTGTCGTACACCTTGTCTATTCAAATGATTGTACGCATTACCGAACCGTTGTCGCACCTGTCCTAATAAATCTTTATCGATAGCGGCTTGTAATCCTATTGAACTATGTTCATCGCTAAACCCATATAAATTATCAATGTGATGCCCTAATTCATGGGATAGTGTGCGAATATCACCCCAATTTCCAGAACGGATAACCTGAGTTTTTGTATTATACCAACCCATAGCACTTTTTTTGCCTAATCGTCCGGATTTCACTCTTTGGTCGAATAAATTATTAATAGTATCAATAATTTCTTTTCGTGATACATTGCGCCCAAGTTCTTTTACTTCACCGGCCCCTCTTCCCTCAGCTTGTTCTAATGGGTTCATGCTGTATTGTAAATCACTATCTACAACATTAGATTTTTTAACGCCTTTACTTTCTAAATAACGATTTGCCATTGCTTCGTTACCGTCAAAGGCTTTTACAACTGCATTGTGTACTTGCTCATGTGTTGCATTGTCTAAAAGCCGGCTTGGTTGTTGTGCGTATTTGCTCACGCCACCTTCTGCCGGTTCTGCTTTTAACGCTTTTAGTTCTTGCGTATCTGCAATTAGTTCGGCAGCGCGATCCGTACGAACACGTTCCATATATTCATGGTTCAATGTTTCAACTGGTACGTCTAATGCTTCTGATAATTTAACTTTCACCGCATCAAGTTCAGTTTTCGGAATATCTGGTTTTGTTGCCCGGTTCAAGTCTTTTAGAATTTCCGTATTAGAATGTACTTTGTTTTCTAATTCCGTAAGTCTCGTTTCAGATGCATCATTTTTCACAACGTCTTTTAATTCATTTACGATTGCTTCGCGTGCTTTCAATGGCAATTCATCAATAGCATTTTTCAAACTTACGTTTGGCGCATCTTCTTCGTATCTAAACTTACTATTTACATCATTTTCAACCGCTTTTTCTTGAACTCGAGATTTATCACCCTCTACAAATTCAGCATTCATGCGATTTTCTGTGTGGAAATCGTTTATTTCGCCTGTACGGGCCTTTTCGCCTTCGCCTTGATAGTTTATACCTAAATCATCTTTTTTAACTGATTTATTTTCGGTATTTTCAACAAAACTATTCAAATCTGTGTGCGGTTCTTCACCTTTTACGGTTTCACGTTCTACAAATTCATCTTTGAATGGTTCTTCATGTGATGTTCTGTTGGGATCTAGGCTACTATCTTTAAATGATGTATCACGTGGCCCATTTTCATATCTCCCATAATTGCCTTTAAATGTATCTTCCGCAATTTCCGCGCGAACATTATCACGTGCAACTGCTGGGTCTGGTCTTTCATAGTATTCACGAATGATTTTTGCCATTTCTGCCGGTGTAGCATCTGGTCTAGCACGCATTTCTTTTAATGCGGCACTTTCCGTATTGTGCAATTCCCATACGCTGAAATCAACTTGCGTTCTCCAATCCCACGGATCCAAGCCACGATTTTCAGCAAATTTTAATAAACCGTTTTCTCCGTTTAATCTATCTCCAGTAAATTGAACCAAACCACGAGAACCGTAACCGTCGCCGCTTGTAACTGTTGTACTAAAACTGCTTTCGGCGCCAATATTACCGGTCATGCCAGCTGCTTCAACATCACTTAATCCGTTTTGTCGGTATCGGTTGTATATATCCGCTTGGATATTGCCTGTTTCACCTTCAAAGGCTTGACCGCTCAATGCATCCTCTGAATATGCACGAGGTTCTACTGCGTTCACTTCTTCTGGTACTGGAATATCATCAAAGGCGTTATACATAACACCTTCTTCAAATTTAGGTTCATTTTTGGTAAATCGTTCCCCAATATCCTCAAATGCATTAGTTGCCTTTTCTTTGATATGTTCACCAACACGCCCCACACGTTCGCCAATGGCGCCAGATACCTTTTTAGGTGTTGCACCTTTAATCATACCAACCGGTAAAAACACATCATCCCATAAATTAGTAGGGTTCATGGCTATATTTTTTGCGAACTCTCCCGGATCATCAACTAAACGCCCAACCGGTTCCGCAATCGGATCTACTAAAACATTTTTTGCCGTAGCAACATATTTATTCCCTAACACACCGCCCGGTGCCGTTCCTTCGTTTTCGGCTGTTGCATTGGCGTTATACATTTCCGCCGTATCACTTGCAATCGTAGGCGCAGCAAGGACGCCCGCAGCTATTCGCACCTGTGGTGGAACATACGGAGTAATTGCTAGATATCCAGCCGGCTTGCCAACTGCGGCATTGTATGCTTCTGCTCTTGCTTTGTTTAGGCCCGGTGTTGCATGTTCTTCTATAAAGTCGCCGTTATCGTCAAACGCTGAAAAATTATCTCCATTTGCTTCAATGGCATTAGCAGCACTTTTGGAATACTCCCTACCTAGATTATTTGTTTTATTTAATACATCATCTTTCCAATTTGTTAATGTATTGCCTACATTGTCATTAATTTCTTTTCCTGTTTTATCAATCCATTCAATATTGTTTTTAACGCCATTAGCAACGTATTCGGCATTATTTTTAACGCTATCCCAAAACGTAGGCTTGGGCGCGTTGCCTACGTCATAACCGTATTCGGTTGTAATATCTTCAAAAGCGTTGTTCCCAGCCGCCTTGCCGTATTGGCTTGTAATATCATCGAACGCACCCATAATCTACCCCTTTTATTAATAAGACTTTAACCACGATTTATAATTGCCGTATCCGGCCGCATCAAGTTCCGCCGCTATCTGATCATCGCTCCAGCCTTGCGCTGATAGTTCGTTCATTCGCTTGGCTACTGCTGTCTGTTCTTCGCTTGAATATGTCGGTTGCCGTTTAACCGTTGGCGTTCCAGCGCCACCACCAGTAGGCGCACCACTTAACGCGCTTTGTAACTGTCCGTAATAAGGACTTTCTGTTTCTGCCTTATCCGGGTTAGCTTTTACCCATGCGGTATGCTGTGCGGATAAAGTTCTCAACACTTGCGCATTGTATCCGCTTGTACCTGTTTGTGTAGCCGTTGGCGGTTTAACGTGAGTACCTACATATTTCATGCTGCCGTCTGTACCAACAATATACGTTTTACCGTCCGGCATAACCTTGATATTCTTCGCACCGAAATTACCAATATTTTTCATTTGGCCGTCTGGTGTCATTACGATAACTTGGCCGTTCGCAAATTGTTTTGTTTCAACCTTGCCATAACCGCCCATATCTTGAATAGTACCGTCGCCCATGTTGTAGCGTACAATATGGCCGTTTTGCGCACTACTAAATTTATAATCTGGTTTATCAAGTGCCGCAATGCTATTCAAGTTATTCATATCAATAGTGCCGGCGCCTACTTTACCGGCTAGATAATTATATCTTGCAACGGCCGGCGCCAACCCTTTAACCCGTTTTGTGTTGTAGGTATCTACAACCGGGTTTCCGTCTTTATCTTGCGTAAATACAAGATTATTCATGATTTGTTGGCGCATTGGTTCAAGCACTTTTTCTTGATATTCGTTGACTTGTTGCGTATACATATTATTCACATCGGTCTGATATTGTTCGTTGGCTAAGCCTTGCGCCGTTTTGAAATCAAAACCAGCTTTGACAAGGGCGAGTGTATTCGCCCCTAGTCGTTTGCGTGCTTCACTAGTTATAGTTGCTTTATCTGGTATAGAATATTGGCCCGGCGCTTTATCCTCATTGGTACTACCATTTTCTACCAATTTGGGCGCCCCACGAAAAGGGTTATTTGCCCTTTGTTGCATCATTTCTTGATACGTTTGCGGTACTCCATTATCAATACCGGTATTGTTTAGATTTTCAAAGTTCCATAACCCTGTATTTTGTTGTGGTGGTTGAACTGGTGCGGCTGGTGCATCTGTGTTTGCTTGCATCGGTTGTGCTGGTGCTGCCGGATTTTGACCGCCCCATAAGCCTTGATTATTCGCCACCGCTTGCGCACCGAAGGAATTATTACGCATAGCGTTATTAATAAACTGTCCAGCGTTAAATTGTCCTTGCGTTGGCATTTGGCTTGCCATTTGTTGTGCCGGTGTCGCCTGTTCGCCACCGTTTAGCATATCTTGGTATCCATGCGCCATGCGGTTATTCTGAATTTGACCTAAACGATACCCGCCGTATCGGCCAGCCAATTCACCGATGCTTTCCCACGGGTTATAATCTTGTAAATAAATAACGCCCATTGTGTTATTCCTCTACTTTCTCCGATTTCTTACCTTTGGAAGTTTTCTTTGTTGTTTTTTCGTCTGTTACTTCGTCAGTATCTTCCGGGTTTTTATCTGTTGAATCGTTTGTTTCATCTGTTCCTTCACCAGTCTCTTTATCGCCTTTCTTGCCGGTGTTTTCAGATAGTTTCTTTGCATCTGCAATCGCTTTCAATTCCTCTTCATTGATGCCTTCCGCCATAATGCCGTTAGCATAGAAGAGATTATCACCAGTACATTGCAATTCAAATACTTGTTCAGTATTGCCGGTTGGTTCACTAACTGTAACAACTTGATAGCCGTGTACTGTCATAATTGGTTCACCGATTGCGAGTTCTTCAACCAATTTAAGGCCTTCCGGAGTTAATACTTTTTCACTACCTGTAGTAACAACATTACAATCAATCGTTTCAAGGCGATGCGTTTCCTTTTCGCCCATATCATGCAATGCAATTACATCATTAACCGCATCTAATGTGATTACCTTATCACCATTTACAAATATTTCGATTGCTTTTCCACCTTCTGGCGTTGCAATTTCTGTACCTGCTACGAAGCAAAAACCTTTCATAAGACCTCCAAAGAAACCGCCAGAACCTTGCTTAACCATTGTTTGTGCTGGTTGTGCAAGTCCATAGCGTAATGTCATATATCTGTTTAATAAATCTTCTTGATCCACATTATTTAACTGGCTCATAGAATAATAATCCTTAGCCGGTTGAGTAGATGCACTTTGTGTTGTTGCGCCTGTATTGATTGGGTTTTGCGCTAACCCTTCACGTTGTCCAATGAGACCCGCCGTAGTACCGGCGTTATTCATTTGGTTCGTATATCCTTGATTTAACAAGTTCGCTTGATTTACGATGCCGTTTTGTTGGTTGTTATAGGTGTTACCCCAAAGGCCCATTTTTGCACCGATACCACTCAAACTATTGTTAAATGCTTGCGAATTAAGTGCCGCCGCTTGGTTCAAATCATTTGCATATTGTGCCGCAAGTGTATTTGATGCGTTCTTGCTAATATCGTTCAATGCATTATCTGTGATTGAAGAATTAACAATACCGCGACTTGCCAAGCCAGAAACCGCATTACCTACCGTAGCCTGTAAATCATTATTTAACGCTTGTCGTCTAGCATCTGCATAAGCCGTAGGAAGTTGGCCATTGGTAATACTATCCATTGCGTTTTGATTTTTCAATAATGCGCCGTTGTATTCATTCGCTAGTTGCCCCGCTCCATTATTCATAGCATTAACACTGGCCCCTAGTTGGTTCGCATAACGTGTGTTATCCGTTAAGTTCTTGGCGCCGGCCGTTGACACTTGATTTTGCAATGCTGCTAGTGCATTTTGGTTGTCTTTGTTAGTCCCCAAATATGCATTGTACATTTGCTGATATTGCGGACTAACTACATTATTTAAGGCTCTATCGCCCATACCTTGCAAGGTGTTGGCGCTTCGATTGGTGTTATTTATCCAATCCATTTGGCCTTGTAATAGTTGCTTTTCGTCGGCCGTTGCCGTAGGCAGTTTGGCATCAATGCTGCTTACCTTCGACTTTTTACCGCCGCCGCCAAATAATTGCAAGTCAAATTTAAACATGCTTTTCCTTTCTACAAAGTAGCTTCCAAATGCTCGCGCTTTGTTTTTAATACTTTGTAATCAAACCCATTATAGGTATAGTCCATAGTTGGAACGCGTTCCATGTTCCACTTTTTAATGAAACCGCGCACGCTTCGATGTGTAGCCGTTACAATTACATCAAGATCATTCAACTTCATCACTTCAACAATGTATTTACCTATGATTTTCATATCACCGTATGTCTGCCAGATAGTAAAATATCGTTCGCCGTCATGTTCGTTGATAGTCCAGAACAGAAAACCCGCATTAGGGAACCATTTGAAATAGTAATTGTATTTGTCTTTGTAGTTATTATTTTCATCGAAATAAAAACCTTCAAGGCTAACGCGTTCACCCGTGCGCCGTTCATAGTCTTTTATCATGCTTTCAAGGCTTTCAAGTTGCATCGTTAATCCCCTATCCGTTCAATCGTTACCCTGTTCCAGTTATAACCAGATACGACGTAATTATTAAATACACCACTTATTGAACAGTCTAAACGCTTGTTATTCATGGAACCCGGAAAACTGATAGATACGGTTCTATTCCCGCTATCATTAACATTGATATCCCAACTTCTGTTATTGCTACCGTCAAGCGTTACGCGATACCGGCCTTTAGGGAAAAATAAAGTTGTACTGTATCCGCTTGTATCACTTGCACGGCGCTCCCAATAATACCGCGTAAATTCTATGGCATCATATTGGATATAACGCGTCTGGCCGTTCACTTCGATTTTTAACGGTGTTGCATCGGTTCCATATCGTGCGTAGTAATCAACGCCGTTATATGGAACCGGTACCGCTTTACCATTTGTTACGGATTTATCTGTGTTAAGTCCGAAACGGTATGTTTGACCGTTTTTTTCTAGTACTAGATTAGGCATTATTCTATCCTCAATTTAGCGCCATTCGGGAATGTCAACGTATTGTTATTTTCAAACGTTGCAATACGTTGCCATGCTCCAGCATCATTTGAGTCATTATCAAACCGAATAAAGGCAGCTTTACTGTTAGCAAAATAAAGCTGCGTACCTAATACACGATTATCGTCTGCATTCCATGAGTATATAGCGCCAATTCCCCAGCACTGGGTATCCCAAACGCGGTAGTTGTTACATTCACCAAAGGTAAAGCCACTATAACCAATTTTGTTTTTAGCGTAATAATCTAAATCAATCGAACCGTTAGAAAGGCCCGGTACCTTTAACGTACCCGTCATGGTATCACCGGCCTTTCTAACACATGCTTCTGCATTTGTTGCAGTATCGGCAGTTTTTGCATGTTTTGCTTCGTCTGCATTAGTTGCATGCGTGGCTTCTGCTACAGTATCCGTTCTCTTGTAATAGATTTTTTCTAAATCTTTGATTGTTTCAGAAATTGCTTTTAATGTAGTCGCTGGGTTGGTAGTGAACTTTTCATCACCAGCTATTTTTTTGATTGTATCAGCCAATGCATTAAGTATTTCTGTTAATAAATAGTCTTTACCGTCAACACTACGTTTACCAATTACGGCATCGGTAGCAGTATTGATAGTTGGATCATAATACTTAATAGACTTTACACGTGTGGCATCTGTTACCGCTATGGCTACCACTACACGTAAAATGCTTTTCCAATATGTACCTGTGTACACATTCATTTTTTCGCTTGTGGTGTTGTAGTACATTTTATCTGTTGCCGCTTCCGGTGCGTTTGGTTGTCGCAATGGTTCAAGCGTTGTACTGCCATAACTTAGGCCCCCAGATGCGGAGCGTTCGACATACAAATACGATGTACTATTAGCCGGTAGGCTCCATGCACTTTGCTTACGTGTTACTGTTTGCACATAATCAACCGCGCCATAATCATTGAACCCGTCAGCGAATGACAAAAGAACTGGCGTTTGACTGCCGTCAATCATCACGCTTAAATTATCACCGGTTAAGAACGCAAATTCGCCATTGCTAACCTTGCCGCTCAAAACCCTATTACGTAAACCGCCGCCGCCAGTACTACCGATATCGGATTTTAAGTCCATTTCTTTCGCAATATTTAATAATTCATTCCGGTTTTTCTCTATACTTTCCGGTACTGTATCGCCCTGTGGTGTTATATCCAAAGGGTATTTTTCTTTATATGCCATGTTTAAACCTCTTCATACGTATAATCTAACTGGCGTAACGAAATAGCGCCCTTTTGAACATTGATTTTGAATCGTACATTACGGTTAGCACCGCCACCAATTTTATATGCCTTCGTGTATTCATTAACATTCATCGGCACTTTGTAATCATGTGTCTTAAAGTTCGCATAGTAGGTTTTAACCGCTTTACTAGCGAATTCAATCGGTTTAGGTTTCTTGTTTGAAATGCCAATCGTACCGTATCCGGGTATAAGGTTATGCGTTACAAAGTTGTAGTTCATAATTAATATGAATTGTCTTGTTGCCAACCTATTGCCGCTTACTATTGACGTTTGAATTTGTACATTATCATCGGTATCTATGGTTTCATCTAGGATACCGATTTTATTGCCATAGGCTACATATACATCTTTATCAACATTCACCGCATCATTGATGTTATATGTGAATTTACGCGATGTAAAAACGCCGCGCCCATCCTCATATCTTGGCAAATAATGATAGATAAATACTGTATCACCGTTATATGGGCGTATCCAAAGTTGCTTACGACTAGGTATATGCCATGCTTCACAATCCTTTGTAATGTATTTCAACAGATACGAATTGATGTTCAATCCAGTTTCAAACGGTTGTATTTCTGCATAGGTATTAGTAGGCATAAAAGACATGAAACCTTGATTGCCTAAATAATAGCTACGATCATCAATACTTATCGTTGCACCGCTACAGTAGCCGGTAGAGGATAGCGGGTATACAGTTAAATTCCGTGCATCTGGCGTACCAATGACTTGATACACGCGCCCGTATTCCTTATATACGATAATTGCACGTGATAAGAAATCAACGGCAATAATGCTGCCTTGGTCTTTATACCCTACATCTACATATTGCGCACTAGATGCATCATTTGAGTTGTGAATCCATGCGTTATAGTCGCCTACGGCTGACCAATTCAACCGGTGCGAATGGGTAGATGCAACAAGTACACGCCCAGAATGACTTGAAACAATATCACAAACCGGGCTTTCTAGCGTTGCCAATTTGCCAGCACCAGAAATAACTTGTAACTTATCACCGCTTGCTATTAGAATGTCGCCACCAAATGCATGATATTTAGGCTTTCCCGCCCCATTTAACGCGCCCAGTAATTTATTAGTACTGAAATCAGTTTCGTATAGATTACGTCCGCTAGAAAAGTACCATTTATTACGGTACACATCATAATACAAGGTTTCGACTGGCAACCCAAAATCATACAATACACGAACGCCCGGAACGGTACGGAGTGCATTATCCGTTCTATCAAATTCGCATTGCCTAGCCTGTGTTAAGGCTTGAATGTCAATGTTTTCAGGTGGGTTCGACCAATCAAGGCCCAATCGGAAGCCGTTTGTTATTGCTACCTGTTTTACGCCCATTATGTGATACCTCGTGCCGTTTTGATTTGCTCTGTGATGTAATCGATGAACGTCTTATCATAGGCAGCATAATCAGTCATAAGTGATTTCTTCTTTACCATGAAAGATATAAGCTGTACTAGATATTGATGAAAAAATTCGGAAAACGGAATAGTATCGTCTAAATCATCAATGTGATTTTTTCTTACGCTATAAAATACTTGATTAACCGTTTCCCCGTCATACGTTTCAAATGTACCGTTTATGATGCGGATAGGATAGCCAGTTTTAGGAACGAACCCCATGAAATCGGAAGGAACCGCCCTTTTATCCGGTATATCCATATTCTTAACAACTTCTCGATCTTTGATGCTCACTAGGATAGTTGTTAGCCAGTCAATCGCGGCGTTGATGTACTGGATATATTCTAGTTGTTCATCAAGAATTTCGTTTGACTCTACATTAACAAGAGTAATCAATTCGCTTACGACCATAGTTCCAGTACCCTTCCGCAATTACGCAATCATTACCACCTAAACCATTATTAATTGATTGCAACGCATTAACCATATTTGCTGAAATCCCAGAAATATCAAGGTTCATTACACGATATACGATATAATCAACTAACAATGTCTCTAGTTCCGCTGGCAAGTCGCTTTCATCTTCGAGCATCTTATATCCAGCAGTCTTTATATAATCAACGGTGATTTTTTGCTCATGATCCGCATTAAATACAACCGTTTGTAAATTCAATACTTGATACCCTTGTACTTCCGCATCATCTGCCTTGACACTTAATATGCTAATGCATTGAAACGGCAATACAATTCGTCCGCGCCCCTTACCTTCAAAAGTACCTCTTGCAAGGCTTGGGCAATATTGGCCTATCAGGGCATTTAATAAGTGATTACCTTCGTTGTAATACTCCAATAAATAATACGGAGTATATTGTTCTTGCGAGGTATCGCCTATTTGCATGAACGCCCTATTGATTATGTACTTTACGTTCATATTCACCCCATATAAGAATAAAGGCGGGTGTTACCCCGCCTATCATACTTACGCTTCTACTACGCCACCAGTCATAACATTGATCACGCCGTAATCTTTGCTATTGAATTTGGATTTTTCGATTGCGCCGTAGAAAGCAATACCATTGCCCTCTGCGTTGCCGTAGTCGTCCACTTGTTTGATATGTTTAGCTGGACGAGATACCGCGAAGCATGCCGCTTGTTTACCCAACAATAAGTTGTGGCATACGTTGGCACTAGATGCCCCTGTTTTGTCGTTCAATACGCGTTCGTATTCATAAAGAATTACGCCGTCATATTCGCCTAATGCACCTGTGAAGATAGGGTTTTTAGAACCACGAACGTTAGCGTTTTGTTGCGCTTTAAGCCACTTATCATCATCTTTCAAATCACGAGCTGCCCAAGGAGAAACCAACATAATGAATTTGTCCATGCCGTCAACTTTAATCGGTTGCACTTTAGGGCCGTGCATTTGTGCCTTACGTTTAGCACGAGAAATGAGTGTAGTAGTCAATTTATCGTTTGCCGTGATAGATGCTTGCGTACCGGCGGAAGATGCATAAAGCGTTTCACCAGCGGTAGGAGATGCGGAAAGTTTAGCGATTAACTTGTTATCTTGCCAATCGGCTAACCATTGTTTTAACGCACCTTTGATTTCTTTTAACATGTCGTATTGTGTTTTTTGATCATCCGCTTCAAAGCGAGAAACCGCATTACGTACTAATTGAGTTTGTACGGTGAAATCATAGATATTCAATGTTTCTTCGTTACCAGTCAATGTCGCACGGTTACCTTCAACACCGGCACCGCTTAAATTCATCATCAAGCCGAATGTTACTGCATCACCTTTTACGCCTTCTAAATCTTTGTTTTTATGTACAACGTTAGAACCGTCAAGAGCCGTGAATTTATCGAAAAAGGACTCTTTTAAACCTTCATGCCATACCTTTTTAGTCCAAATCTTAGGGACTAAAGCAGCTGGAATAGTTACTTGATTTCTTTGTTCTGCCATATATTACCTCTTATAATTCGTCAAAATATTTGCGTACATCGTCCGGCAATGCATCAAGATTGCCTGTGTCATACGCTTTCAAAATATCTTCTTCCGTAACCTTATTAGGTGTTGGAACGCCACCGTTTAACGCGCCAGCCTTTGGCAATGTCGCCGCTACTTCTAGTGGGTTGTTTGGTACTTCGGTACTTGTTGCCCGTTCATTTTGCAATTCATCAACAAATTTTCTAATGGTTTCAAAATCGGCTTCAGTACCTTCGCCAATATCTACGCGATGAAATGCATCATTAATCGGTTGTGCATCGCGCATCATCATTCCGTTTAACTTATCTAAACCGCGTTGATACAACTCATTAAAGTTTGGTAGCGATTTAATTTCATTTACGAAATTTAGATTAGTTTGTCGTTGTTGGTGTACTGCGATTTGCTGATTGGTGATTGCGTATTCTGCGTTAGCTTCAAAGCGAATGAATTCGTTGTACTTTTCAGCATCTTCATACATCAAACCTTCTAAATCTTCCGCCGTCATATTGAAACGTTTCAGCGCTTCACGACGTACAAAATCACGAATATTTGATACTTCTTCTTTCGGTAACTCAATCGGTTTTTGTTGTGCTTCGTATTGTCTAGCACGTTCTTCCGCCGCTTTACGTCTTGCGCGTTCCTGTGCAAGTGCCGCTTTTAAGTTCTGATCGTTCGCATGATTTTCTTCTTCCGTTTCACCTTCGTTAGTTTCTGGCGCTTCCGGTTCTACTTCCGCATCATTCGCATCACTTTCCGGTGTTTCAGTAGAGGGAACATCGTTCACACCTTCCTGTGTATTCGTCTCTTCGGTTGTTTCTTCCAGTTCTACGCCCGCATTTTCTAAATCTTCCGGAGTGAAACCAGCTTCTTCGATGTTTACTAAGTCTTTTTCCATATCAAATACCCCTTTTGCCTTTTTACGTCATTGCCGGACGAATATAAGAATATGGCAGTTTAACGCCGTTGCCGGGCGAAATATATAAGTGCAAGTAGTTTAACGCCATTGCTTAGGGCGAAATATAAAAAACGCCCCATATAGGAGCGTTTTATTATTGTGTTGATGTTTATATTACATACCGCCTAAATCGTTCATAGGTGGCAAAATTGGCGGCGCATTTTGAATGTTTTGTTGTTTGCCTTTCAAAGCTAACCGTTCCGCCATGATTTGTTGTGGTGAAATCTCAACGCCTAGCGTTTGTAAGTACATGCTCAATGCTTCCGCTGGCATATCATCTAGGCTACCGCTAACACGCAATTCTGGCATAGCTGGCTTTTCTGCTGCTTGCTGAATACGCTTCTTAACGACTTCTTTTTCTGGAAAATCCATAAAGTCGAGGATAATATCCATAGGAATATCAACGCCGCTTTTCTTAGCTTCCAATAATTGATATAGGTTAGCTTTGCGAGCTGTTGCGCTCGCTTGACTAGTGCTAATTACAATATCAAAATCAAAGCAACTCAAATCATACAATACTTGTTTGATTGGGTTGCCTTCTTCATCTACTTTAGGTTGTCCAAACTGATCCGTGATAATTTGTTCTTGCATTGGCTGGCCTAGTTCAGGCTGAATTTGTACAAATTCCTTCTTGCCGTCGTCACCTAAAATCCGCATCGCTTTTTCTTGATTGTAGAATTGAGGAATTAATCCCGGAGCATTCTTTTCACCCCATAATAATTTGACAATCTGCAATTCTGCTTCTTTTGTTTGTGCGAATATATCCGCCGTTTGAACGGTAGTTACTGATTGGCGCAAATCAATCGCCTTACCACTCATAGAACCAATGCTGCCGGAAAGGCTTTCCGGAGTTATGCCGCTGATTGAATAAAAGTCATTGTCCGCTTGTTGCTCTAAAGTCAAACTAATAGCACTATCCATTGACGGCGTGCCGTCTTGGAATGTAACACCCGGTTTTAAGAATATATTTGCTCCCGGTGTTGTGCTTTTCTTTTCAATCGTTTTCTTATCGTGTTCATCTATTTGGCCTTGCCAGAATTTCACACCTAAAGACTGCTGATTAACAACGTGCATACGTTGACTTCGGTTTTTATTTTTTTCACGTTGCGCATCTTTAAGGTCGCGAACTACGCCGGCCGGTTCTAGTTCATCATCTACCAATTCGCCAGTATAGTAACAATATTCACGCACTAATGGAAATTTACCGTGTTTATAAGGACTTTCGCCCTCTTCAAGCAGTACATCATCGGCAAATGTCGCATATCTGATTTTAGTATCTGGTATGCTAGTAGGTTTCTTGCCCATAGCCATTAACACAACAAATAGCGGGTTGGCTTCATCAATCACCCCCTCTTTTGTCATGAATACATTCTTTTTGCCGTATTCTTTGTACCAATATTGAACTACACGAATTTTTTTATACTTTTCGTTATACCATAGCGACTCACCGTTAATGGTTTCAACTGTGCCGGCTTCTAGTTCTGTATCGTCATATTTATGACTCAACAAGTCAATCTCATTAGCTTTATCCGGATATACCTGTTTTAGCTTTCTTGTGCTTTCCCAGCTATACCGGCCAACGAATTGAGCATCACTTAGATTTTCTTCTGTGCTTTCCGGATCTACAAAAACATCAAACGGAGAAACACGGTCGATTTTAATGGCTCCGTCTAACTTAGTGTAGTCAAATTCATAGCTAACCCAGTAATTAGCTAAACCACATATGATTTTATCACGGAAGCATTTTCCTTTATTTCGTTGATAGTGTGCGCGGTCTAAACAGTATTTTGTAATACCTTTCGCAACACGGCTTATTCTATCATCTTCTTCGGAACGTGGTAAAAAGTCCGGTTCTGTTTCGTTCTGCGATGCATAGCCGCACAACAGATTAACAGTTGCCCGTATTCTATTAATTGTGATTACAGGACGGCCAGCTTCACGCATCTTTTTTAAATCGGCATCTTCCCATTGCTTACCCTGCATGAATGCATAATCTTCGGCAGCACTTTGCCGCCAGTTTGACGTAGCACTCAATGCGCTTTTAACGTTCGCTTTCGCTTCGTATATATCGAATGTTTGTTGTTCTATATTCATCACTCCACCATTTCAGAACCATATATCATATCATACATTTGTTCTATTTGCCATTGTGGCATAGCTTGCGCAAATTTCGCTAGTTGTGCATCGGTGTATTTCGCCGGAATAATAACGCCTTTTTCTTCACGTTCGCCGTATTCCGACTTTAACACCTTGTAGGCGTAATCACGCAACGCCCTTTCACTCATACGCCCCATGCAGTACCTTCCCCTTCTATATCATCATCGTATCTATAACCGTCATTAAATGGTTTCTCCGGTTTCTTAGGTGTGATAGGTCTACTCATGCAAAAATATCTAAACTCATCATATGCATGATCTTCTTGCGTTGTATCCACATCTTCCGGCTTGCTTTCGTCATATACTAATTCCGGTAGTGTTCTTAGAATATGCTTACACGTAGAGAAGAATTTGATTTTCTTCTCCCTTAGGTAGGTATGAACCATCATCTTGCCCGGAATTCGTTCAGAATTAGACCGAGTAAAGTTAATTCCATGACGTGCAAATATCTCCGCGATAGACTCACCTTGAATACTCCACTTCATGCGGTCGTCTTTCTGCCATATCGCTCTATCAGCTATATCATATGCATAGGTTTCACCATCGCTTAATCTTGCCATTTCGGCAGCGACTTCATCCGGTGTTAGTTTTAACCCTACATCTGGCTCACCTGTGCAACCGTAATATTCACGATAGCAATGCGCTACACCTTCATAGTCAATGGCGTACCAATGTATGCTAAATGGCTTACTAAAACCCCAGTCCATAGAACGAACCCTTGTCCAGCCTTGCGGAATTTCAAAAGGCTCTTCTACATGGACGCTACGATTAAATTCGGTGAATACTTGCCCAATGAACACATCCCAATCACCATACAAGAACGCTTTCTTTTCTTGTTCTGGTAATGCTTCCAAACGCTTTACATAGTTAGGGTCGTTTTTCATTAATACGTAATTGTCGTATACTTGCGCCGGTATAAACACCTTTTCAAGTCCTGTGGTCTGATCTATCACAGTTTTCTCGCCATAATTTGTAGCTTCTACATATTTACGCTTAACCCAACCATGACCACGGCCACCGGGGTTACAACTACCACGAAAACGAACAGGAAAACCTTTAGCACTACGAAGGCAAGCCGTTAATAATTCGGCTGTGCGTTCTGTATGTTTGGTTAATTCATCAATGCCTAAGTAGTCAAATTCTTGTCCTTGATAGCCTTCAGCATCTTTATCGTTCTTCACATAACGGAACAGTACTTGACTGCCATTCTTTAATGTCGCTATGTGTTTCTGGTCGGAATACTTATATAATTCTGGTGGTACGCTTCGTATCCATTCGCGGATAACATTGGCTTCTAAATTCGGATATGTTTCACGGAATATATAACAATGGCTACCCGGATAAGTTAAAGCGTAAATGAACACGTCCATGATTAATGACTTTGTTTTTCCACCACCACGAGCGCCACCATATACCGCATAAGGCGCTTTTGTGTTGTGAAATAGATTTTGTTTTTCATTCGGTTTGTAATCAATCGTTATTTCCATATTTGATAGATTTATACAAAAAATGAGATATATCGCCGTGGATATACCTCATTTAATGATAGATTTATGCAATTACCTATTATTCTTTATTCATATTACTAAATATAACCTTAATCGGTTCACCGTCCGCTCCGCTGATTTCTTGCTTATCAGTAAACATCTTATAACGCTTACCAAGCAATTCAGCTGCTTTTATCCTATCATTTAACGCCGGATCCAAACCGAACTGGTCGGGAATATCACCACGCATCGTACTAGATAAGAACTGCATCACCTCGTTAGTATCGGCGATGCTACTTTCTTTCATTTCTGCTAGTCGTTCATCAATATATTGTCTGACGTCAACTTTTTTCAACAGTCGACTACCAGCCGAATACGCCGTTCGTTCACTATAACCAGCCTTTATCGCTGATTGTGTGGCGTTCGTAGTCTTTAGCCATTCTTCAGCAAACACTAACTCTTTAGGCTTTAATTTAATATCACTCACTACGTTCACCACCTTTCAACACATTAACTAAATATATTAACAACTCATGTGGCTTTGATGTAGCGTGTTCAGCCACCTTTTTAAATAGTTGGCCCTCTTTAAATGGGTTTTGTTTATACTTCTCTGGGAACGCTTTTGCATATTCCGCTTCACTGTACATACGGCTCACAATAAATACTTTAAATGGCTTATCCCACTTACTCCATGATTGGCGAGTATCAATCACATACCTTAAACCCTTTTTGATTTGTAATGCCGTAATTACTTTTTTAATTTTAGGCATGTAGTTCATTGATATTCACCCCCTATCGTAGTATGTTGCTATCTTTGCTCTTTATTCTTCTATGTAATCGCTGACATATTCCAGCCGCTTGCTTTGATGCGTGTCGGCTAGTGCAATATGTTTGGCATCGTCCGTTATATTCGATTGTTTCAGCCGTGCATATGCCGTGCTTATCATTGTTTAAGCAATGCTTTCTATCGCAATGAATTTGCGTCATATTGCTATCCTTTTAAATAATCATATTTCACATTTCGTGTAATTTTAAAAATACGGTTGACGCGTCGCGGTAACCGTGTTATACTCTAATCAAGGTAAGGGAAACGAACCCAAATAGTTAATCACAAGGAGAAATAAAAATGTACACATTAAAAGACTTGAACTCAAATCAAACTTGGAACTTCGATAGCCAATCACAAGCATCTGAATTTATTTCAACTATGTCATTCGGTTTTGAATGGCAATTACTAGACAATAACAATCAAGTTATTGCAACTCACTTTTACGAATAAGGAGATTAAATAATGCCCACTTCAAATAACAAAATAAAAGAGGCCCGTTTAAAAGCGGGTCTCACTCAAAAGGCTGCTGCTGAATATTTAGAGATGCCGCTCCGCACCTTCCAAGATTGGGAATACGGTTCTAACGCCCCTAAATATGTAATCAATATGGCGGTTAAAATGTTAGCTACTATTCAAGCAAAGGAGAAATAACTATGAAAACCATTACAGTAAGCATCAACAATCAACCTTTCATCATCACTCCAGAAGTTTTAGATCAATTACAAGAAACATTTAACGTACATGAAGTGCTACAAAATCAATTCTTTCAAGATGCGTGGCGTGAATATCACGGACAAGAACTATCTGAAACTCCAATTTCTACCGTTGAATATTATGCTAACGATTTCGTATGGTGGGTTGTTACAGAAAATAAAGAAAATTACTTTAATGTAATAGGTTTGGTTGATTGCGATGGCAATCTTTACCATGAGTACAAATAAACTAACATAAGCCACCAATTAAGGTGGCTTTTTTTAATTACTCAAAACCAAACACGCCACAACTTAATGTGAGCTAGCATCAAAACAATTTGGGTTAATTTGGTCTAAAACCTTTACATAATAAATGCAGCATGTTCAGTTTTCAATAATTAAATGTTGCTTTTATACAAGAATTGGGATATATCGCCGTGGATATACCCCATTTTATTTTGGTTTTATTCAGTTTGTTTGTATGTTCTATACAATACCGGCAATCTATGAATCGTACAAGTAGTTATGTTATTAAGAAAGTACATATTTTAACAAGGATTGTATCTCAAATGGCGTGTGTTCGTTGAAAGGAATTTTTGCGCCGGTACTGTATACAACACACAAGGGGAACGGCCCAATGCTCCCCGTTGTGTTGCATGTTTATCGGGAGAATTAGTCAATGTCTTCAAAAGCTACATATGACACTATAATTATACTATATTATGCTTTTCCGTATGTTTCCGATATAGTCCGATGTATTCCGACTTTTACCGTTTTAGCAGTATGCATGCTTGGGTAATATGTATGGTGCAAATAATACCCTACCTTGACAAGTCCAGCCGTCTTTAGTTCGCTAGCTTGCGACTTTTCAAGGTCTGTAAAGTATCTGGCGTGTTTAGCGCTTTTGCCGTCAACATATTCGCGCATCAATAGTATATTTTCTTTTCCGCTGGTGGTGCAGTTGATAATATCTGCTGCGGTTTCTCGCTCATCAATCAACACCCCTATTTCCTTTTTTGCTGCATCACACTTGCTTTCAAGGCGTATGATTTGTTGCTCCAGTCCGCCCGGTGTTCCGCCACCTGTTAGGCGTTCTTTGGAATAATCGACCGCCCCTATAGTAGTGATGTCTGATTGCAAATGCTTTAGATCTTCTTTCAATGAGTTAATTTTCATTGTGATTAATTTAATCGGTTCTAAATATTCTTTTGCTAACTCCCTGTATTCTTTATCCGTCATATATTCCCCTTTATTTCATGTTCTTAACTGTTTCCCCTAACATGTTCAAATAGTCCTGTAAATTGGTTTTGATAGCATCATTCACAATTTGGATATTGTCAGTTGTAACATAGCTGGCAATTAGCATTTTATACATCGCATTTTTTGTAGGAATTAATACCGCGATCATGCCACTAATCAGAAACGCCGCAAATAACGCAATTATTTTGCCTTTGTGTGGTTTAAGTTGTTCCCGTGCATAATCATCAATGATATACATAACACTAGTAACAAGCGTTATGAACGCCAACGTAATAAAAACAAAGTTATTTATCACATCTAAATTATGCAGCACCTCAATAAAATACAAATACATCGGATTAATAATAGGCATTACACATTTCCCCTTTCTAACCGCATAGAGTAGAAACAAATAATACAAGTAAACATATTGTTATAACATTAATCGCAAATTCTTCAAACGCTTCCTTTGTGTAGCTAAAACAAATTAATAACATTTGTAGCACTACAACCAATGCAAAGAGAAAACTTTGATAATTTGACATATTCACCTCTTATCAAAGGGGCGTTTATTTCGCCCCTTATCCACTACATCGTAAATACTGATACTAACTTGATTAACGCTATCACTAACGAAAATAACAATGCAGCATCAAACAATAATTTAATCATAGTTATTTTCCCGTACTACCAATACCACCAGAACCGCGCTCCGTTTCGGATAGCTCATCAACTTCTAACAAATTCAATGCACCAACCGGTACAAGGATGCCTTGTAATAATCTATCGCCCTTTTGTATTGTGTACGCAACATCACTTGTGTTTTTGAAGATGCCTTTAATTTCCCCGCGGTAATCTGCATCAATGACACCAAATGAATTTGGAATGACTAACGGAGTTTTACTCATACTAGATCGTGGCGCCAACATTAACATATACCCTTTCGGAATTTCCATTGCTAGACCTAGCGTTACATATTGCGTTTGATGCGGTTCTATAACGGTGCTTTCCGGTTGATAAAAATCCATGCCAGCAGCATCTACGCTACCAACTTTCGGCAATAATACACCCGGCATGCATCGCTTAACCTTGATAACGTCCGCATTATATCGTTTACATCCAAATATGCGTTTAATCCTGTTTAGTAGTTCCATTTATTGCCCCTCATTTCAATAACGCTTCCAATACGTTATTTTTTCTATCCATAATGCGAATTTCTGCCCGCGGGTTTTCTTTGTCAATTCCCGCTATGCAGCTTTCACCATAGGAACATATCCATTTATCATCATCAATCACACCAGCTTTTGTCAGAATGTCGCTTGTTGCCTGTAACAAACCTATTAAGTCCGGCCAGCTTCTTTTATTTGGCAAGTAATATTTACACTCAACAACTACAATGCCAGATATATGCAATTTTTTCCCAGCTAACTGCCATAAGCAAGCATCTTCATAACTTCTATACGCTTCTGATTGAATGTAACCTAACTTATTACCTCGTTTCACAATTTGCCCATGGTTCTTTTTAGTAATCGGTCGACCTTTGAATACTACATCAATCACGCCCATTTAATGCCCTTTCTGCCAATATCACACAGTCGGCCGGATACTGCCAATAACCATTACCGTTACCCGTCCATGATGTTTGCCCATTTACAAAACAAAACACAGTTCCTTCTTTATACCTCGCAAAATAAAGTTTAAATTCCCTTAACCCTATTTTTGCAATAACTGGCGTATCAACCGGAACCTTTTCCCAGTCCACAATACCCAATAGGCTGGCAATGGAATATTCCTTTTTACCATTTCCCAGCCCAAGCACCTTGCATGGAATACGCGGCGTATGCTCGCGCACTTTGAAATGTCCACCGTTTTCAATAAAAATTGGGTTTACGAAATACGCATATACGCCAAATACTTTTATATCGCGATACCCCTCATCATACATTTCTTGTAATAGCCATTTTGCCCCTTGTTCATTCGTCATAATTTAATTCCCCTTTTGTTAATAAATGCTTGATTTGTTCCTTAACATGATACAAGTACAATTCCATTGTTCCGTTAAAATGTTGCATGTTCATTTTTGAAATTACTTGCCGTAACCGTTTTTGTTTTTCACCGTTCGGAATATTATATTCAATCATGATGCAATAAGAATTTGCGGTTATCTTTGGTTTTAAAATTCTATTTCCAATAACAATGGTTAAAGCACTTGCAAATTGTTCACGTGTATATGTTAGATCATTTGCTTTTAAAATTTTCTTCATTGGTTATCTCCATAATATGACGGCCTATTTCCTCTACAACGTTTACCGTAACGGCATTACCAGCTTGTTTATATAGCTGCGAATTACTATTTACCGCTGCCGCTTTTTCAAACTGTGCATCAGAAAATCCCTGTAATCGCCAGCATTCTTTTGGGGTTAGTTTTCTAATGTATATTTTCGAGCCGTCCTCTAATACAACCCCTAAATTGTCGCTAGTTGTTAATGTGTTACATCGTTGCGGTTGCACTCGGCCTCTTCTTGTTTCACTATTCGGATATGCTAGGTCTACGCCATCGCCATGATATGCCGTTGCAAAACCTTGTTTATTGGCTGTTTTTATTAAAAGGCCATGTCTGTCTTGGCTGGTAAGAGTGAAAGCTGGCTCTCCGTTTTCTTTTAATCGGCGCCCGTTTTGTATTTTTTCTAACCGATCTGGCGTTAGGCACGCTTGAATTTCTAAAAATTTACAGTCTTTTTGCAGTACACCACTATTTACCGCTTGTTGGTTTGTTATCCCGGAAGTGTATCTAGCAATTAAACATCTTGCATTTTTTGTTGTTTTTACATTTTTTTTGCTTAAATCTATAAAGCTGCTTTCAATATTCAAATCATTTCCGCCGATGCCAACAACTGCGTTGTTTTCTCTTTTGATAGGTAATAATCCATTGCCGCATTTTTTTCCACGATATCCAACAATGTACACTCTTTCTCTATTTTGCGGGACTCCGTAATTTTTGGAATTATACATTTTCCATTCGACACTATACCCTCTTTCGGCCATTTCACCGATAACATTGAGGAACCCTCTTCCTCCGTCGATTGACAACAAATTTTTAACGTTTTCACACATAATCCATTGGGGTTTATTTTCTTCGCATTCATCGATTAACCTCATAATTTCATAAAACAGACCGCTTCTAGTACCTTTTTTTATACCTTTTTGATTTCCGGCGATGCTTATATCTTGGCAAGGGAAACCAAACGTCCACAGGTCAGCCTTTGGCAAGTCCTTCCCTTTAACTTTCGTAACATCGTTACCAAACCATAAATTATCTGTATCATACATTGCACGGTACGATGCTTGCGCGAACTTATCAAACTCACACCAGCCAACGCACTCCATTCCGGCCTTTTCTAAACCGGAATGGAACCCGCCAATACCACTAAAAAAATCTATGAATTTCATGTATTCCCCTTTATCAAAACATATCACCACTTAATATAGTATTTATACTTGTTAGATCACTCATGCTTATAGCACCAATTTCACACAACCACTTCAAGCAATGCCGCCCATGTTTCCTTTTAACAGGTTTAGGACGTCGCCCCGGTGATGCTTGCCATGTTAGATAAACAAAATCGCAATATTCTTCCCAGTCGTACCACGGATACATTAGACAATAAGCTTTTATGTATTGTTGTTTACGCTTTCTTTGTACTAATTTCATTCTTCCGCCACTTTCTCGACTTCGATTAAACACGTTGTAGGTGATACAAAAACATTTGTACCGGTTACCACATCTACAAAGCCAATATTTTTTCTATTCCCCAAATCAACATTTGTTATAGCAACTAAAAAATTATGCAATTCACTTTTCATTCCTTCGCCTTCTTTGAATGAATTAGTGTTATAAATTCTTATTGATCCACCTTGAAATACTTTTATTTGTAACATATTTACTTCTCACCTCAACAAGCATCTAGCACCTTCATAGTGCGCCTTTCTTAATCATTTCCATTAACGCACCGTTTATCAGCGCCAAACAAAACGTTGATACAAATAACCCTAGCACCGTGTTACCTGTAATACCAAACAAGCCTAATATCCATAGCACCATTGAAACAAGAAACGCTAAACCTAACACTTTTACCAATAATGCAAGTGCTATATACACCAATAACGCAACATTTTTCATTTTTTTATCTCCTTACTTTCAAAAGGGTTTATGGTTTCAAATACCACAAAAGATGTATTGTTGTACCCATGGCGTTTTTCCCACTCGCGAAATACCGCGGTTAATTCTTCTTGCAATTCATCTATATGTTCTTGATTTACATCTAGTAGATAATCTTCCGACCATTCCGCTATTTCATCATCAAGATCAATTTCCACAATATCTTCAATAACTCGATCTGCATCAACAGTCGGAATGTAATAATATGGATTTGCCACCCTAACACTCGGTACTTCCTCATCTGGATATGTACTTGCAAAATCATTAACGGCATCTTCAATGCTTTTTTTCGGACACCCTACATACCCTTTAAAGCACCAGCACCACTCATTCTCGTTTTTTACTAGCATTTTTACCACCTATTAGAACGGAAGATTATCATCGTTCCCTTTATCATCTGCAAAATTATCAAAATTACTTTCGGCTGCCATATCATTTAAAGCGGATAACCCGACAAAACCGGCGATTACTTCCGTAACATATTTCTTTTGACCGTTGCTATCTTCGTAAGAGCGTGTTTGAATACACCCCTCTACAAATAGGCGATTTCCCTTTCGGTAGTTGCCTACCGCTTCGCCAAGCTTACCCCATGCAACGCAATTAATAAACGCCGTTTGTTCTTTCGTTTCGTTTGTAGCGCTATCAATATATGTATTGCTTGCCGCCACCGTAAAAGTTGCCACCGCTCGACCAGATTGTGTATAACGTACTTCCGGATCACGTGCAAGATTACCCATTAATTGAACACTATTCATATATAATTCCCTTTCTATTTTCTAATTCTATAGGGCAAATTTAAATGATTTATCCCTTTTGCTATTTCGTCCTTATGATTTATCATTAAGTCTTTTAAAATTCCATACAACGCATTTAATCGATTTTTGACATTTGAAACAATTCATTTCAGCACCCCCAGAATTAGCTCTTTGCTTTCCTTTGAAATATCAGCATTTTCTACCAATTTTTTAAGGTCTACCGGCTCGAACTTTTCAACCTCTACCAGATGCCCATTGTCTAGCATCTTAATTTCTGTTTGTGGCATGCTAAGTTCTGCCCGCTTTCGTGCTTCCATTAATAAGCCATTATGCTTAATGCTTTCCGCAATTTCCATGTTCTTTTGTTCACGTGCTGCCAGTTGTTCATACGCCTTACAGAATTGGCTCATCGCTGCGCTTTCGTTGTAGCTTTGGCAGTTTCTTGGATCAAAGAAACTCCATACAGTTTTAGCCGCTAGCCTTGTAATACCTTCCAGTTCATCAAGGCCTTTTTCATACCCTACTTGACTAGCTTTCTTGCGCACAATTTCCCATGCATCTTGCGCTATCAATCGTTCTTCCCTTCCGTTTACATAGTCGGAAATTTCCGCCGCTTTCTTGCGAATGGTTGCAACGGCCGGAACGAATTCACATGTATTAATGCATTGCTTGATTGCTTCGGCCAATGTTACCGGGTTTATATCTTCCAGCATGTAGGCGTACATTTTAACCTTCGCACTATCGAACTTGTCATATATCAATAGTTGGCCCGTAGCTTTCAATATTTCCGGTTTCATCTGTTCCCCTTTCTACCGCATCAATCAGCGCGTTAAGTTCTGCAACCTTTCGTTCTGTATCCGTCATAGTTGACATTTCGTTTGAATTGAGATATGTATCAAAATGGCTAGGTGCAAATAAAGTTTTCGGCGTTAAGTATTTTTCTAATTTCGTACCTTTCCATTCACGGCATTTTTTATCAATCACGGTTTTAAAATCGTCAACCGTATATCCCTCTTTCAAGCGTGATCGTATCGCTTGGATATATGGTTTTGTTGTTGGTTTGAATTTTGAACCGGTTTTAAGATTAAGATATTCGATAATTTCAAAGTGAGATTTATCCACATCGTCATGTGAAGCATGACATAGTATATCTAACCTAACCTTACCTATCCTATCCTTACCTATCCTATCCTTACCTGTGGTAACCATTGGTATACCAGTGGTTGTCATTCGGTTGACAGATTGCATGCAATTAGTTGTAACTTCATATTCGTTTTTATCATTAAGTCGCAACTGTTCGCGTTCATTTAATAGCTGTTCGTTTGGATTGTATCTGTCTTTCCTAATGTAGTTATGTATTTTCCAATGCTTGATAACGATGACGCCAGTATCAAAAGGAATTATAAATTTTTTGGCTATTAACAACTTCATATCATCATCTTTAGCACCTATCACCCTCATGAGTGATTTAGGCGAGTTGATAAATCCGTCATCATCTGCATCTAGCAACATATGAAAATATAGATTTTGTGTTGTGGATGGCATATCAAGGAATTGGTCTGACTTTATAATTGACTTTGCCATCATTCTTCGTTCTGCCATTTAATACCTTTGTTCCTTTCTTTTAATATTTCTCTAATCTGTTTAGCATCGCTGCCATGTGCTTTTGTATGGCAATCACGGCATAGGCAAGCCAGATTATTAAGATTTGATAAACCGCCATGCGACCTAAATTCTATGTGATGAACCTCGGTTGCCATTGCACCGCATAGAACGCATAGGCCCTCATCTCGTTCATATGCCCATTTTCTAGTGCGGGCGTATAGTGCGTTATCCTGTCTTTTCCTTTTGTTCATATTCGCCCCATTCATTTATTAATGAGTTGATATAGTCATCATTTTCAACCGGTATGTTTAACTGGTTGCATTCATCAACGAGTGCATCAATTAAACGGCGCATTTCATCTACCGTATAAACGCTGCTTCCATGATATGCACGAACGATTGAATATCCATCCGTTTTGGCTGGGCCGGCATCTTCTGCATGCCAACCTAACCCGTGGCTTTGCCAAATTTCAATAAAACGCTCGATAGCATCGTTTTTAATTGGTAAATAGGTAAATGTACCACACTCAATCAAAACTCGCTTGTACACCTCATTTTTTGAAATATATGCGTGTTTTGAAAGTTCCCGCGCTATCTTATCACACAATACCCACGCATAAGCGTTGGCATTTAGCGAGCGACGTTTTACCTTTCGTTTGATTTCGACTATATATTCAACTTCCGGATCTAACTTATTTAACGTTTCATCTATAGGGGCCGGAATTAGTATATTCCAGCCTATAGACTTTATAACGTTAATACCTTTCGTTACCCACTTCATTATTTGGCGCCTTGTTGCTCAATAAATTTCTTCAACCAATCAAGAGCAGCGACCATTTCAAAGGCATCTAACATCGCAAGGCGTGGTTTTTTAAATTCCGTTGCAATGTGTTTTGTGATTTCTGCCGGTGGTACATTATTATCTTTTGCAAGTTTACAAAACTCTTCATATCCGGCAACGTGCGTTTCTTTTGGTTTAGTCGCTTGCATTGGTGCTACACTTCCACCCATTGTAAAGCGTACAGCCCCTTTACTATCAACTATGGTTAACTTGTTGATATTTCGATTTTCGTCATAGTCGATTTCTTTAACTGTAAATTTTGCGTATGACTTAGGCTTTCCGTCTTTCCCCGGTTTCCATTCGCCATTTTGCAAATTAATATAGGTGAACGGAGCGGAATATAATTCTCTACCAATGCCCCAGTTAAAGCATGCACGCTTGAAACTATCGGATGCTTGTCCTTTTTCTTTTTCTGTGTTGCTTTCTGTGCCTACATCGGACTTACCAACCCACTCGCCGGTTTGTTGGTTATAGATTGAAACTGTGCAATATAATCTATCGCCAATGATCGCGTGTTCACGTTTCCAATTCATTGCGCCTACTACTTCATCAAGCATGCGCATATCAACACGTGCATCTTTGTATAGCAGTACTACCGCACCGACTGCACCATTTTTTTCGCTTAATGATTGTATGCGGCAATCTATTTCATTTGCTTTTAGTGTTCTAAATTCCATATTTCACCGTCCTACTTAATATAGAAATTCATGTTTGTTTGAATATGTGCGCCGTCTACTGTTTCACCAGCTTTAAGCGCTTTCTTAATAGCCGTTTTATCGGCCTTAATTTCAACCCTCGTGTAATCCGCTGGAATTACATCAAGATTTGTAATTTCAACGCTTTCGCTTTTGCGGTATCCGCATTTAAAGGTACCTACAGTTAATGCATCGAGTCCTTTTTGCTTCATTGCGTATTCAACGTTATTTTTCAAGCGTTCAACTGCATTTTCTTTAGCTTTTTTAATTTTTGTTAGGCGGTCAATTTCTGCCTTTAGACCTTGAATATCACTTTCTACATTCACCATGTATTTGGCCGTGTTTTCGATTTTTTCCTCAATGGATAAATCGAGCATTTCAAGTGTATTTTGAATTGCTTCGATTTCTTCCGGCGTTTCCGCTGCTTCAAGCATTGCGGATAGTTCTGCATAATCTTTATTTAATGTATAAATGCTGCTCAT